CTCCGTTTCCTTCAACTAAGGATTAACATGCGTAACCTTTCTACATTGGTCATTGGCAAGTGTTTCGTGACGTTCAACGTCAATTGTGAGTATTACTCGGAAGAACCAGAAATGGTCCTTTCCAAAGTGATTCACGCATTGGCGTTGGCGTTCGAGACGCCGCTGATTGCTGTGAAGGCTGCTTGCGAGTTCGTGGCTCGTGGTGAAGAATATCACCCTGAGCTCGCGCCAAGCGAGTATCGCGTGATTCAAGACCTCTTTCAATTCTTTCAACTGGCCACCGAAAGGTATTCAGACGAAGGTTATTGGAAAGTCGGTTCTGGATCGATCCAGTTTACATATGTGAATATGAATACTGGTGCGAGCGTCGGTTGGTCCTCTGTTGTTGGTTAACGGAGAAGACGACCATACTCTAGGACCCCGGACTAATCATCCGTGCCCTCCTTGCGTTGTTTCCATCTGCAACCATCTGAGGGTTTAAAAACCTCAGATGTTGGAGACTTGGCATTGAAGCCTGGACGCAAAAACTTGCCTGTGTCAACGACTGAAGCAACTCCCTTGATCAGGGAGCTAAATCAGAGACGTGCTGCTGCGAATGCAGAGGAACGTCGTTTGCGCCTATTGAGAAAGCCGGCGAAGAATGTCCTTGGACTTTATGAACCCAAGGTCAAACCGAACAGGCCCTCTAAGAAGCAGAGAACGACACTTTCTCGTAAGTCAGATTCGAAGCATCGCCCGAAAGGGTCGAAGCCCAAATTGACGTCTAAGATCGTGTACGGCACTAAAACGTCGTCGAGTTTCACCAAACCGAACACTTACACGAGCACTACTTCAATTGTGCCCGCATATGAGCGAACGGTCCCGGTGTGGACGAGTGTTGTGGGCAACCACAGAACTCCGAACCCTCACACGTTTGATTACTCCGAATATGACTATGGGTCCGGCGCGACGCGGAGCGATAACTCAAACGGCAACTGGAGCCAAACTATTGGCTGCACGTATGGCGAATTGGGTTTACCTCTTGCGGCACCAGATCTCATGGCCACTGCTTACAATCAAGCCTTAGGCAGGCTTTATGAGCAGATTCGGGGTGACGTAGACCTCTCTATCGACCTTGCAGAGATGCATAAGACGCAAAGCATGATGAAGCAAACCTTAAAAGGAATGTCGAATCTAGCCTTAACGTTTAGGAAGATGAAGAGATCTAACCCTCGTGATTGGGGGAATTTGTGGTTGGAATTCACGTATGGTTGGAAGCCGTTGGCTTCTACTATATACGGTGGGCTCAAAAGAGCTTTAACTCAGGATCCAAGCACAGTTCGCTGGCTCAGGTCTTCCGCAATGGAACGATTTGAGTTCGCGACCGTTGATCGGACAACTACGTCTGGCGGGTATACTCAAACAACCCGCAAGACCTATGGTTTCAACGGTGTAAAAATTAAAGCCTTTTACAACGTCCAGGGTGACCGTTTAGACCAGCTTGCTGGCTTTACATCACTCAACCCCGTGTCGATCGCATGGGAGCTTACGCCTTATAGTTTCGTCGTCGACTGGTTTGTCGACGTCGGTGGCTATTTGCGTAACTACGAGAATAGCGTGCTGTATGGCTCTTCTTTTGGAGGAGGATACTATTCCCAGTTACGCGTGGAGCAGCTGCAGGAGATTTATTCTGCTGCTGCAAACACGTCTTCTGGATCTAGTTACTCTAACAAGAGAGGAGGCGTTCGGCACGTGAAGTTTGAAAGGAAGATTCTTAGTGCTTCCCCAAAACCGATGCTACCCCAGTGGAACCCCCATTTGGGTCCGTATCGTCTCGTTTCTGGTGCTGCGCTTCTTGGACAAATGTTGCATTCCTTGAAGCACCCAGAAGATCCGATTGCTAAGAAATCCTGGAACCTCTTTGGTGATGTCTTCAACGCCAATCTCCCGGGTGACCGGGTGATAACGTTTAATCGCCGTGGGAAGCGATAGACAGTCCCTTTGTTCCTGTGAGCGAGTAGCCTAGCTCGTTCCTGTTGAAGCTTTGGCAGCTTCATACTATCCTCAACTGAGACGGACCGGAAACGGTTTCCCGATCTCCTTATAAGGTCTACCTTATGTCCGCAGTCGCGAATATTGTTCTGAACGACGCACAGGCGACCCCTGTGGCTCACACTTTCCTCCCGCTGGGTCCGGACACGAATGGTGTTTGGTGGTGGGAAGACCAGACGGGTGCCGCCTCGATTGCGTATAATCGCATTTCGATGCAGCTCGTTCGACCTTCCCCCGCCGCCGCCGGCGTGAATTCGGACAAACGTGTCAACCGTGTCAAGATCGGGATTCACACCCCGAAAGTCGAGGCCTTGGGCGTTGCAGATTCGGGGTACACCCCGAGCCCGACAATTGCCTATACGCCTCGATGTAACATCGAGTTCATCATGAGCGAACGGGCATTGCTTCAAGACCGGAAGGATCTCCGCAAGTATGCGGACTTCCTGTTGGCCGAGACGCAGCTCACCGCCATGGTGGAAACGCTCCAGAACGTGTTCTAGGGCGCCCTCGAGGACTTGACAAATGAAATACATGCATGAGAGGTTTCCCTCTATGCGCGAGATATTTTTCGCGCTATGCAAGTCGGTTGACACTCCAGTTGCTTTGGGCTGCTGGTTAAGATTCGAGCATAATCAGCTCGCTCTTGCTCAGCTTGAAATAAACCCAGAGCATTACCAAGATGCTGACTCTTTTCGGCTAGACTATTTAGTGGTGTCCTTCCTTTCAAAATGGAAGGGCCTCACGACTGGTCTGGACCTTGAAGAAGAAGCAATTCGGAAATTCAAAACTTCCGAAGAGCAATGCAGAGAGACGAACATTCGCTTGAGACGTTCGCGACGTGAAGCCATTGATAGCTTCATCGCTTCGATTCTTTTCGAATCAAAGCGGAAAATCGCAGCTGTTTTAGGCCCATGTTCGCTCTTTTGCATTGAACCTTGGTTTGGGTGGGGACCGGGCGCTACGTACGAGATTCCTCGACGTCGTGCCTTTGTCGACACGAAGATTAGCGAACTTCCATTCTGCTGTACGAACCTGGCCACCGAGCTTTTCAAGTCGGTAGTAGGATCGGACCGTCATTGGTCTGACGCATTACGGGCTCACCAGCCCCTGACTAAGGAGCAGAACTCCTGTCGTCAAGATGCCGTACCAAAAAGTGCGAAAACTCATCGCCTTATAGCGATCGAACCGAGAGCCAACTCCTTCCTCCAAAAGGGAGTGGGTGGGTACTTTCGCAGTAGATTGAAACGAGTTGGTATCAACCTGGATGACCAGGGACCTAATCAAAGGGGCGCTAAGCGCGCATTCCTGGATGGGTTAGCGACGATCGATTTGAAAGCCGCTTCCGATACCGTTGCGTTGGAGCTCGTTTACGAGCTCCTACCAGTTGACTGGGCTCTTCTCTTGGATGACTTACGCAGCAAGTCCGTAGAAACTATGGACGGCAGCACAGTTACTCTTGAGAAGTTTTCGTCTATGGGGAACGGGTTCACCTTTGAGCTCGAATCTCTAATCTTCTGGGCAATCTCTCGCTCAGTAGTAGACGCCTTGTCACCTGGGGGTGAGGTTCTGGTTTACGGGGATGACATAATCTGTCCTAGCGCTTGCGCGAAAGATTTGATCAATGTCTTAGCTTTCATAGGCTTCGAAGTGAACGTCCAAAAGACCTACATTTCAGGAGCATTCTATGAAAGCTGTGGTGAACACTTTTTCCAAGGGAAAGAGGTTACCCCTATCTACCAGAAAGAAACCATCGCCAAGGCTTCGTCGTTCGACGGATCATCGAAGTCTCCTAAGGAGACATCTGACCACGTTGAGCTTCTTCGTCTTGGTAATCGCCTCATGCGCTACGCTTGGCGCTACGGATCTGACTATAGACTCTTGCAGTCTATTGAAGGATCCTGGCACCTCTGCTGGCGTGGGGCAGGACCGCTCCGTCGCTTCCAAATCCCTATTGGGACTGAAGGAGATGATGGATGGGTACTGCCTGCGAGCGAGTTTGAAGCGAGACGTCAAGATCCAAATCTTGGCATCTCCTGCAAAGTGATGGTTTTCCCTGCTCGTCGCCTCCCGGCAGACGAACGGGCTCACCTTGCTTGGGACCTAAGATGTCGAAACGTTTGGCGCAGCGATGCGCCAGATAGTGACGACCGTCCGGTCTCCCCCGCACTTGCGAAGAGCTTGCAAGATGAGCCGCCTCTTGGCGATTCAGTTGCAATTCCTTCGAAAACCTTAGTGCGCTGTCTTGCAGAAGGACAGAGGTGGGTCATGCCCACATGGGACTTCGGGGTCAGCTTCTAGAACAATAAGCTGACCTGGTGGGAGCATTTTACTCCGTAA